GCGGGCTTGCCGATAAGCTGGCGTTGCGGCTTCGACACGTCGCCGGGCTCAATCCCGAGGATCTTGCCCGCCGCGACTTTGTAGAGGTCCGGGCCGTCGCCCGCGTCATAGGCGCGGAACGCTTGCAGCTTCCATTGCTCGCCGGCGAGCCATGCCAGCATGCGGCCTTCGATGTTCGCGAAGTCAGCAGCCAGCAACCGCGAGCCGGGCGCCGCGCAAATCAGCGACCGCATGGCCCACGAAACCGCGTCCATTGCAGAGTTGTATTCGCTCGCGATTATCGCAGCTATTGCAGCGCCAGCCATCCGAAAACGTCCTCCGCCTGGTCCGGCCCGAACGTCTCGGGCGTCCGCACCATGTTCTGAGTTTGCACGCGGCGGCCGATCCAACGCCCCGGGCCCGCGCCGTGATACTCGAAAAGGCCGTGAATTCTGCCGTCGGGCGTGAGCCCGTGAAGCATCGCCCCGAGCTTGGCAGTGCCAGCCTTCGCGCACTCTTGGCGGATCTCGAGCGCGCGGCGCACGTCAGGCGGCAGCGGCCGGCTAAGCGCTTCGTCCACGGTGCCTTTCCGCAGATCGGGCAGCACGCAATCATGCACTAAGAGCCACGCGCGCAACGCCGCGGCCGAATTGGCGGTTTTCACATAGCCATCCGTGAGCAAGAAAAGCTCGCTATTCAATCGCTCTTGCTCTTGCTGGACCATGGCCAAGCATGCGCGCACGGCCGGTTCATCCACGTAAACGCCCGTGTCGTTTATTTCTTGATCCAGTATCCACGTCTCGCGCTCGACCGGAATGAGCGGCGGCAATTTGCGCCACACGGCGCGCTCCACTTCAACGTCGCGCTTGCAATATTCGAGTTGCCGCGCGAGATCGGCCGGGGCTTCGTTCCATTCGATCTTGCCCTTATCCGCTTTCTTGCGTTGCGGCTTGGGCTTGCACAGTTTCAGCATCAGCTTGTGCCCCTCGAGATCCTTGCGGAAGGGCAGTCGCAGTGCCGGCGCGACGTGCTCGAGCTTCGCGGGCAGCGCCAGCGCGCGAGCAAGCGCCATCGTGTCGTGAAGTTGTTCGGGGCGAAGCTCGGGCCACGTGTCCGGATCGCGCTCGCGGAGCTTTCGCCACACGGTCAATTCGAAGCGGGCGTTATGGGCAACGACCGCGCCGCCGTCGCGAATGTGCTGTTGCAGCGCGAGGAACCATGCGCCGCGGAAAGGCGATTGCAGGATGTCCCATCCGTGCACCGGGTAATCGACGCCGTCGCCTTCGTCGAAACACCACGCGAGACACGACGCGCGAAAATGCGGGCATTCAACATAGGCTTCAACGCCCGTCTTCCGAAGATCCCGGGCGGCTCGCGTCTCAAAGTCAATAACGGCGACGCGTTCCGGCATTACAGAAAGCCCTTTTTCTCCGCAAGCCATTCCGGCATGTCGAGTTCGATCAAGTCCGGTTCCCCGAGCGCGCCGGGGTGCTCGCGAATGACTTCAACTTGTGACTTCGGAATCCATACGCGCTCGCCGGCCTCCGTTTCGGAAAGCAGTAGCGCCATAGCCGTCTCGGCGTGCTTAAAGAGAATGAATCGCATCTTCGAAAGCTCCTATGAACGCCGCCGCGACTTGCGGGACGATGGCATTGCCGTATCCCGAAAGTGCCGGTTCCACGTCTCGGGGAAACCCATCAACCAAGAGACGAATTCCGGATTTAACACGCCGGGCTTTTCCGTCCCGGCAGTCGAGCCATTCGCTGTCAGCCCATGGGCTTGCTCGTTCAGCGGGCGCGAGCTTTCCGAAAGCGTCTTCTCTGAAACGCGCGGGTCGCGCCAATCGCCCGCTTTTGGCGTCGCCCATCCCGCCGCTTCCCGAACCGCTACCCCGAACGGGACGCCCGCCCCGTTCCCGTTGATCCCCTTCGCTTTGAGCTTGGCTTGCCGCGCCCGCCATTGCGCCGGATCTTCCCGCGAATTGAAGCCCGATGCCGTTGGCGTAGGCCATCCCGCCGTATCCCAAGGCCGCGGCGGCTTCGTCCCACGCTTTGCGTCCGTCGTCATCGGCGTGGACCAGCCGGATTGCGCCGAAGAACAGCCGTTGCCGGATATGCGGCGCCCCGACGCCCGCAGCGCACAAATCGGCGGCCCCGACGCCATATCCCAAGTCTTCCAAGTCAAGGCGTACTCCGCCGAGCCACGCCCGGCCATCGCGGCTTGCAACTTGCTCGCCAAAGATCCTTGCAGGGCGGCACTCGCGAATGTGGCTCGCGAAGGTCGGCCATAGGTGCCGGTCGTCGGACGTGCCCTTGCGGCGCCCGGCAATACTGAAAGGCTGGCACGGACAAGAGCCGGTCCAAACTGGACGATGGTCCGGCCATCCCGCGAGACGGAGCGCGAGCGACCATCCGCCGATGCCAGCAAAGAAATGGCATTGCGTATAGCCGCGGAGGTCTTCGGATCGCACGGCCCTGATATCGCGAGTGTCAACGTGGCCATAGGGTATTTCGCCCGCTTCAATCAGGTTCCGCAACCATCGCGCGGCGCCGGGGTTGTTTTCGTTGTAGTAGTTCACGGCGTTTCGCTTTGCAGACAATTCGGGCGCGGCGAGTTTCAGCCCGCCGCGCCCGAAGACTTCACCACGCGATGCCGCTTGCGTCCGGGACATTGGCGGGCGCCGCGGCCGTCGCGCCGGCGTGCTCGAGGATGCCGAAAGCGTCGTCACCGTTCGAACCGCTCGAAAGTCGGGCATCGTCGCCGATCTTCTGGAGCTGAACGAGCCCGACATTCACGCCGAAAATCGTTTCAGCGCCGAACCGCGGCGGCAGTACCTTGGGATACGCGTACAGCCGCAACAGCGCCAGACACCACATGCCAGGATAAAGCGCGGGATCGTCGGACGGGATCACGTTCTTTTTCGCGTCGATCACGCGCGGAAGGAACTGCGAACCGGCGCGGAGGAAGATGCCCGAACCGTCGGCCGAATAGCCGGGCTTGCCCTTGTTCTGGCTCTGAGACTTCCACGGCCAACGCATCAGCTTCGCGGCCGTCGTCTGGACCATTTGCCCCGAGACCGGATCATTGACCGAAACGGGCGTGTTTAGCGCCGCGCCGAAGTGCTGCCCGGCGATGCGCCGCGCTTCGTTCTGCAAGGCGGACAGATCGGCCGACGGCGGGACGATCAGCGTGGCCGACGCTTCCGGCGTGCGGCTCGGATACTTCTTAGATGCATAGAGCTTGTCGATTGCCAGGAAGCCGACGCGCACGGGACAGGTGACGATCTGCCCGGACGGGTTGCCGCCCTGATCGTTCAGGACGCGGAACGGATGCGCGGTCATGAGGCGGGCGAGGTCTTCGGGTTGCATGCGATTTCCCTTCTAGGTTTACTGGTGATTATTCGAGTTATTCGATTTCGGAAAACGCCGCGTCATTGTTGGCCGCGAAGTAGTCCGCAACTTGGGCAAGGGTGAGTGTCTGTTTTCGTGATCCTTTCTTGACGAGTGAAGGGGCCGAAGTGCCTTTGTCCACGAAAGCCGCGACGGCGGCAAACGTGTCTTTCCCAAGCGCCTTTTCCGCTTGGATCGGGGTAACGATCGAAGTGAGATCCGCCGCGGCCGTGTCGCCGTCGATTGCGCGCACGAAATCGAGCACGTCGCCGGCGGGCTTGTTCCATTTCCATGAACGGCCGCCGGGCGCCCATTCGAAACCGTCCGGCAATTCCGTGCGCGCCTTCGCGCGGACGAATGTCGAGAAATCCTTGATGTACTTCGCGAGCAAAGCGAGCTCGGAATAACGGCGGCCAATCTCCGCGGCCGTCATGCCCGCCAGCACGGGCGGATCCTCGAGCACGGCGAACGCGTCATCCCGGGCGGCGTTGATCTTGGCTGCCACGGCCGCGCAACCGTAGTCGCCGCTCGCCTGGATACGCGCCCCGGGGCAGAACCGGCACCAATCGCCGGCGGCAAGCGGCGCGTCGGGCGCGTCCGTCCGCTCGACTGCCTCCGCAAGCTCCGCTTCCCACGCCATGAGCGAAATCAAATCCACGTCCCACGACTGCACCGGGCCGTCGGGGTGCGGGACTGCAAGCCGGGGCTGAACGATTGTCAGCGTCAATTCCCACGGCGTGCGATCCCCGAACACGCGCCGCGCGCCGGCGGCGTAGTATCGAAGCTGATCGTTCTCCGCGGCCTCTACCGCGACGCCCTTTCCATACTTGGCGTCCACGACATGAAGCCGCTCGGGCGTCCACACGCACACGTCGCACGTTCCGAACATGCCTTCCCGGATGTCGGCGAGAGTGAATTTCGTTTCCACGAACAATTCCGCGCCGGGAAGCTGCATGAGCGTTTCGACGTGGCGAAGCACCGCATTCACGGCCGCGATTTGCTCTTTCGTGAAAGGCGCGGCGTTCCGGGGATCTTCCGGCAGCAACGCCCCGACGTAGCCGCTCGCGTCGTATTCCCCTTCGCGCAAGCAGTGCTCTTGCAGCGCGTGCAACCGCGTACCTTCCTCCGCGTGGACGCTGGACGGCGTCGGCGGCAACGCCCGGCGGATACGAACCGATCCGGGGCAATTGATGAATTGCTTAGCGACGCTGCCGCCAAGAAACGAATGTGCTGTTGGTCCGTTCATTGTTCCCGCCCCCTTGCTTGAAGTCTCGCCATCGCGAGTTCCATTTCCGCGTGGTTGACTTTCCGGAGACACGCGCTGACGCGGTGATAATCCCCCGCCTGCAACGCCTTTCGGGCGCGGCGGATCCATCGGTGATTGCGCCGGATGAGGCGCCAAGTCTGAAAGTCTCGCCACCATTCCAGCATGCGTAATCCCCTCCGCTACGAATTCAATTCGGGTTTTGACCGTGTGCGCGCCGGCGGCACACCAGCCCGCCGGGCTTGAAGCGCGTCCGCCCAATGCAACACCATGGGCGGACGCGCACCCGACGCAACACCAGCCGGGGTTCACTTGGCGGAAGCGGCTTTCGCCTCCGCAATTGCCTGGACCATGTCGGGCCAAAGCGCGGCGATCTTCGCCGCGGCGTTGTCGCCCGTCGTCACGTCCGACACGGTCTTGAAGCCCCGCGCGGCGAGAAACGCCGTCCACTTAGCCGGACCTTCCTTCACGCCATGCGCCTTCACAAATTCGAGAACGTGCGGCTTGAATTCGTCGAAATTCTTCGGGGCGGGCGGAATGCTCGCCGCCATCGCGACCGCCGACGTGTCAGTGACGACCTGGGCGCCCGTCGTCACGGCCGCGGCAGCCGGGGCAGGCTCGGGCGCCTCGCCGCTGGCGGGCGAGGCATCGGCCTTGCTCGGGCGCCCGCGGCGGCGCTTCGGCTCTGCTTCCGCCGGAACCGCCGGAACCGCCGGAACCTCCGCGGCGTCGCGCATCGCGTCCAACAGCGCCGGATCGGTCGCGGGGCCGCTCGGGATGGCAGGCGCCGCGACAGTAAGCGACCGGCCGACGCTGGCCAGGAACGACTTGAGTTGTGCGGCAAACGCGGCGAAGTCGGCCGGGTCGTCGAATGTTTCGGTGAGGGTAAGTTGAAGCTGCATTTCGTGTGTCTCCGCAACGGGTTAGGTGCATCGGATGACACGTAAATAGCGCTTCGGCAGTTAAAAATCTATTGCGCAACGCTAATTTCGTAGCGTCGCCAATGATATTTTCGCGAGATCGGCCGTTTTCCGCGCCAGCGTAGCCGCAACGCGGGCGTCGAAAGAATTGTGCAGGTACACGAACGACGCGCGAACGGGCTGCCTCTGGCCTCGGCGCCACGCGCGTGCAATCATTTGCTCGCAATCGTCGGGCGTCCACGGCGGTTCGGCCAAGAGCACGCGCGTGGCGGCCGTCAGCGTCACACCCTCTTTCAGCGCCATCCGCTGGCAAATCAGGACGCGCGGAAAAGGCGTGTGCTGGAAATCTGACAACGCGGCTTCCCGGACGCGTTGCGGCGTGCGGCCGTCGATGACAACCGCCTGGCCTGCGAGCTTCGCCGCGAGCGTGTCGATTACCGCCGTGTGCTCCGCGAAAATGAGCATCTTGCCACAGCCGCCTTCAAGCTCTGTCGCGGCAAGCTCGCCGATTTTCTCCGCTTTCGCTACGCCGATTTGCCGGCGAACCGTAGCCACAGCGGGGCCGTCCAGCGCGTGCCACGTGCCGGCGGCAATCGCGGCTTCGATCGCCTCGAGCACGTCGGCCGGCACGCCTTCGAATTTCGGAAGCGCGCCTTCGATGGCGACTTCGTCCACAGTCAACGGGGCCCGGCCCGGGTCGATCTTGTGGCGCGCTAGCACGTGCGGTGCTAGCAACGCCTTCAATTCGTCTTCGTTCTGAGTGCCCGTGATTTTCGCGCCGAACGGGGTTTCGACCGTGCGGCAGTAGCGCTCGACAAATTGATTATACGTGCCGCGCCACGCGCCCGCCGTCCGCGCGAACACGAAGAATTCCCCGGCGTGGTTCGGCGTCGGCGTCGCGGTCACGAACCAAACGCGTTCCGCGCTCCGCGCGATCCCGTCGGCCGCGAACATGGCTTTTGTCGCCTTGGCCTTCGGGTCTTTAAGCTTGTGGCTTTCGTCCAGAATGAGCACGTCGGCGCCGCGGCGGGCGAGCGCTCGCTTAATCCTTTCGTTCACGGCCACGAGGGTGTAAGCCGCGATCACAATCCCCGCCTGGTCTCGCGGCGGAACGGCGTCTTTCCCGGTTCGCAGGATCGTGACCGGAAGTCCCCAAAAAGACCATTTGTCGAATTCGGCCGCTTCATTTACGCGGAGGATAGGCGGGCAAATGATCGTGATCCGGGACGCGCCGAGCAAATCACACGCCCGGACGAATTGCGCCGACTTGCCGAAACCCGCCTTGTCCCCGAGCATCGCAACGCGCCGCTCGGAAAGGAAAATAGCGCCGCCAATTTGATCGTCGCTCAAATCCACGCGCGCAACCATTCCACCGCGGCGCCAAGCAGAACGATAAGAGCAACGAACGCGAAGGCCGCGATAACGCACACGCTCACGAAGGCCGTGGCGCCCGTGGCGTAATGCCCGCGCAATTCCGCTTCGTCTGGATCTTCGCTCATAGCCCGTTTCTCCGCGCGCATTAAGTGGTTAATAGTGCCCGCGCCGGTCTTTCGGCGGAGGCGTAGGCGGAAGCCTTGGTGGAGGCGTAGGCGGATCATTGACCGAAACGGGCGTGTTAAGCGCCGAGCCGAAGTGCTGCCCAGCAATGCGCGGCGCTTCGGACCTGCGTTCGAAGTATTTCGCTTCCGGGCCGCACCTATCCAGCCGAAAGAGCCGGGCCACGAAACCGCGCTTGCGTTCGCTACGCGCGGGCAATAGCGGGCCGCCGGGACGGCCGGAAACCAGATCGATTGTTTCTGCTTCCCGCCGCGCGCACGCTACGGGCGGCGTTCCGCGTGCAAAGGCGCAATTGCTGCAATAAATCATAGCCCGTTTCTCCGTGCGTATTCAGCGATAAGAGTTGCATCGGCGCGCCCTTCGCATTGCGCGAGCGTTATTCGCCCGCGTGCGGGCGTGAATTCCCGGGCATGCGCGGGGAACAGATCACACGCGGCCGCCACGTGCCGCGCCTTGTCGCTGCCGACGCGAAGGGCGGCCGTCCAGCGCTGTGAGCTCGCCCGCACTACGCGGCAGCCAGCGGCTACGAACATCGCGCGGAGCGAGCCCGCAGTGTCGCCGAATTTGTATTGGCTCGAGCCACCCTGCCCGCGCACGCCCCACGTGTGTTCAATGCAGAAAGTACACGGGCCGAAGCTGGATAAAAATTGGGCAAGCGCCCAAGTCGCGGCATCGTCGATAACCGATCCGCCGACGGGCGACGCCGAAAGCGGCACGTCGTAGACCGCGAGGCTGCCATCTGGAAACAGCGCGACTATGGCGCCCGTTGAACCGGGATCGCATCCGATATACACGCGATTTTCAGTTACGGGCGAGGGTGATTCGGCCATGGCTAAAAGCGTCAAGATAAATCGTCGGGATGACGATTTTCGCAATCCTATACCTGATGCCGAATGGTTTCGAAAGCGTATGGATGCGCTCGGCTTGCAGAAAGTCCAGATCGCGCCGCTTTTCGGCATCAGCCCGAATAAGCTATGGCAAATGCTTGCCGGCCGGCGACGCGTGCAAATCCCGGAAGCACTGTTGTGGGCCGAAGTGCTGAAAGTCCCGCCGCGCACGCTGTTTGAAAAGCTCGGGATAGATTGGCCAGCGGCAACAGTGCAAGTTGTAGGGCAGATAAAAGCCGACGGGCTGATTTATCCGCTCGAGGTCGCGGCCGTGGCGCCCGCGCCGGACAGCGCGAGCGGAGACTTAGTTGCGGTCGCGCTTTCGGTGGATCTGCCAGCGCTGGGCTTGCGCGCTGGCGCGCATTTCTACTTCGCGCCGACAGACCGGATCGACCAACGCGCGGACGGGCGCCTAAGCGCCGTCGGGCTCGGGGATGCCGGGTCGCGGCCGATCGTCGGGGTTGCGGAAGCGGCGGGGCTTGGGCGCGTGCGGGTCTCGCCGATCACGGGCGCCCCGCCGATAGAAAGCGCCCAAGCAATCAGCGCGGCGCCGATCACGTGGATAAGATCCGATCCAAGCTAGGCGGCTTTTACTGATAAGCGGTCATTCGTCGTCGGGCCAGTCTGGCGGCCTGTAACCCGACAAATACGCCTCGACTAATCGCCTCTGTGGCTCGCGAATTTCTCGCCGCCCGGTCTCCAAGTCGTACTGCATTTGCCGGCGCTGTGTGCCCTGGTAGCCCAGCATGGTCGCCATCTGCTCCAAGGTCAGCCCGAGCCGGTCACGGGCTCGGGCGATCTGTTGCGGGGTCACGAGTTGCGCTCGGCATTGAGGTGCTGCTTCCACCACCTGCGCGCTACGGCCGGGAGCGTCTCAGGCGTGGCCGTGATGGTGTTGCCGTGGAATCCGCCACCGTAACAAATCTGTTTGCCGAGCGTTCCGTGCGTGCTCCCGGTTTCAAGGCGAACATAGCCGCCATTGTCAGGAACGAAGAACTTTTTCATGCCGTGATCGCGGGTCTTGATTGTGAAGCGTGCCATGTCGTCATCCTTTCGGGTGGGCGCGTTGCCCGTTGCTGATGATTGGAAGATAGCGCATCGCCTATTGTATGTCAAGCGCCATACACAAAGAAATGTCCGCTAAGTCCTCTAAGCCCGCTTCGGGGACGATCCAAAAACGCCATAGCCCGTAATTACTAGCGCAATCACGGCCGCGAGCGGCCAGAAGAACACGCCGGCGAGCACGATGATAACCAGCCACGCGAGCCCGGCGTTGAAGCCGGCGCGCCATAGCCCGACGAAAAACCCGAACACCAGAACAATCCCTAGAAATTCGGCCATCACACGAGCCCTTCCCCTTCAAGGCATTCGTAAAGCCACGCTTCGCACTCCGCTAGCGTGCCGCGAAACTCATCCGAGCACCAATGCGTTACGCACTCCCCTGATTCGGTGCCGAAGATATAGCAATCCCCGCCGTAAATGAATCCGGGGATTGCCGTTTCCTCGCCATAGTCGAAACCGACGGGCAGCAGTGCCGCCCGAACATTCGGGACGGCCTGCCGCGTAGCTATGAATTCTTGCCGTGTCATGGTGCGATATCCTTCGCGCGCTGTCAGCCCGCGAGAACCGCGTGGCGCGTAGCGATTTCGAGGCCGCGCGCCGTCCAGCCTTCAGGGCGAAACCAACGCGCGAGTGAGACGTGAACGGTAGACGAGCCGGCGTAAACGGTCGGCTTAACGAGCGCGCGTTTCGGAAGCCAAATCTTGACGATCGCGCCTTTTTCAGTCTCCGCGTGAACCTCGAAAGCCTTCTCAGTCTCCCCGAGCACGCGGCCGAAGACGCCCGATACGGCCAGCGCGAGACCGCCGCAATTCGAAAAGCAATGCCCCGTGGCGATGTAGACCGACGACCCGAAAGCTACCTTTGCCATTTTCCGTTCCCCTCTATCCCGTGGCGCCCTAGTGCGCCGCTCATGAAACGAAATTAGCGCAAATCACTTACGGCAAAGTTAACGCAACACGCTTTTCGCGTTGCGCTCGAAAATAATCACAGAAAAAGAAAAGCCCCGCGGCGGGGAGGCGACGCCGCGGGGCTGTTGCCTGTCGAGCGTTGAAGGTGCCGCGGCGAGCAAGGGGGAAACCGGCGGACCAATCGACAGGACTTGCAGGGCATAGAATGCCGATACGCACGGAACGCGTCAAATGTTGCAACTAGTGCAGCCATTCGAGCAACGGCCCGACGCCGAATGTTTCACACGGCCGGCGGCGAAGGTGCGCGGCGTGCTGTTTCATTGCTTCGTCGCGCGTGAATGCAACCGTCTCACGGAGCGGAACCCAATGCGCTGTTTCGTGTTCCGTGCGCGCGGGCTGCAACACGAAGACAGCCCATCGCTCCGCGCAATGGCCGCCGCTGCACTGTTTCAAGATTGGGTCGGTCATTTCATGCACCGTTTCACGATTGTTGCACTGTTTCACACTGTTGCGGCGTTGCATGCGTTGCAGGGGCGGCCATTACGCGCTCACCGTCATGCATCGCCGTGACGAATGTTCCGGCGGACAGATCGGGGCGAAAATGCCAATTCATCGGCGTGGCGCGTCCCCTCAAAATCGCCGCGGTTGCGGCGTTTTCCGGGGAATTCGCGTATACGATCACGTCCGTCGTCCGCGGCACGTATTCACATAGCCGGACTGTGTACGCGCGGAGCGGAGCGGGCTTGCGCCGGCAGAACCGTTCCACCGCTAATTCGATCAATTTCCCGATCGCGGGGCGTTGCACTGACGTTTCCTGCACTGTTTCATCCTCGAGCTAGCTGTTTCAGTTCGTGCAACGCGGTTTGCATACGTGCAAGCGTTGCGCAACACGGAAACCGTAGCGCGAAAATCCAAACAATGCGTTTCACCGGGCGAGGCTGTTGCATGCATAAGTTGTTGCTCGCGCAACAGTTCCGGCCCCGCACCGTTGCATGCAACAGCCTCGCCCGGTGAAACAGTTTAGGCGAGGTAGAACCAATCGCGGTGTCCGCTTCGGTGCGTACCGCTCGCGAGCTCGAGGCCCGCCACCATTCCCGCGGCGTCACCATTGGCCACGACTTTCGCCTGGTAGCGGGCAGCACGGGCACGGAGCGCGCGTAAGGCCCGTTGGTAGCGGGCGCGATCGGACGCGGCGAGCGCATCCCGCATCGCCACGGCAAGCGCGTAGACGGTAGCAGCGTCCCGTGCAATTTCGTCGGCGGATAATCGCAACGCGGATGGCTCGCGCGCGAGTTGTGCGGCGATCCGTGCCGCAGCCGTAGCAACGTCTTCGTCGGCGCGCATGGCAACTCCGTAATCGGCATGCATCGGGGAACACGTCGAGAACATACAACCCGACGCGTAACGTCAAGCAGGAATATTACTTACAACCGCCGCTTGTGAATATCCGGCTCGAGGTGGCGGGGCCGTAATCTGTCGCATCGCTATTATTCTTGGTAATTGCATTTCGTGCCGCGCAGCACGAAAGTCACCGCGGCGTTCCGCCGGTTCCGAACAACCGGCGGAAGCCCTGTTGGCGGGAGAATCCGTGTACCTCGTAAAAATTCAGGTTTACAGTTCCGCCGGTTCCCGCCGGTTCCGCCCGAACCGGCGGAAGCCTTGCAAATCAAGGGGTTAGGTCATAGGGCGTATACATCGGATGTAGGCGGATGCGGTATTCCGTACACGTCCCGCCGGTACCGGCGGAAGTCTAAAAAGCCAATGGAAACAAGCACTTAGAATTTTCCGGGAATTTTTCCGCCGGTTCGATCTCCGCCGGTTCCGCCCGAACCGGCGGAAACCCCGTGTTTGCGGGCTTTCCGCCGGTCCGCCGGTTCCGCTCCCCTACGGGGAGGCTAGCGGCTGCTTAGAGCCAGCCCGCTTAGCGCCGTCCCCCTGCCGTAGGGCGCCGCGCCGAATTTTGCCGGGGAAATTCCGAAATGAATTCCAGAATTTATAAAGTTGATCGGCGTGCAGGTTTGAAAGATTTCATTTACTAATCGTCGCCAGCGTCAGTGAGACAACTTCGAAAAGGTTCAGCCCATGGCCAAGCGTTCTTCCGAGCCAGCCCCGCGCAACGTCGGCAATTTCCATATCGATATTCCCGACGACAAGACGGCAGCGGCCCGTTACGTCTATCAGCGCGTGCTGAAATTGCAGCACGAACGGCAGCGGGACGGCGAGCACATTCGCGACGCGCTCAAGGCCGCGAAGGAAAAGGGCGCCAACGTCGCCGCGCTCCGTACCGCGGCCCGGCTCAAGAAAATGAGCCCCGAAAAGCGCGTGAAATGGGAAGAAACGATCACGGCCGCGGCATCGTTCTTCGGCTATCTGCCCCTAACCGTGGCGGATGAGATGCCGCGCGAAAAGGACATTCCGCACGCCGATGCGCTCGCCGGCGTGGTCGCGTTGCAGCAGGAGCAAAAACGCGCCGGGGAAAAGATCCGTGAGATTTTCAAGGCGGCGAAAGACGCGGGCGTCGATGTCGATTCCGTCCGCGTGTTCCTCCGCATGGCGAAGCGCGATCAGACCGAAATTCAAGATTGGTTTGACGGGCTCGACATGACCGGCAGCGCGCTTGGGATCTGGTCCGGCGATACGGAATATTTGCAGGCCGACGCCGAATAAGGTATTCGACTTTACGGAAAGTCCGAACCCACAACGGAGTAACGAACATGACCAAGCGTAAGAATTCCGAGCCTGCCGTCTGCCCGGTCTCTGGCCAGAAGCTTATCTATTCGGGCCGTGGCCGCCCGCCGGTTTTCCATTCGAGCGTGACGCCGAAGCAGCGTCGCGAGCATCGGGCAAGGGCAGACGCGTAATCTGGTTGCGGCGGCGCGGAAAGCGCCGGGCTGCAACAGATCGGGCCGACCTTGCAACGGCGTTAAACCCAAGAGCCGACTAGCGACTGGCTAACTCGCTAGGTTCCGCCCCGTGATCCCCGACAGGATCGCGGGGCGCTGCTTTTGTGCTTGACGATCTTGCGGGCTTCGTGCTATTTATTCTCGCGTCGTAGCCTCCCTACGCAATAGAGCTGTCCCGGGGCAAGGGACAGTTACTCGAAACGAAAGCCGCTCCGCGTTCAACACCGCGGGGCGGCTTTCGCGTTTGGGCGGCCACGCCACGCTGTTTTTGCGCTTGACAGATTTTGCGCGTATTGTCTGCAACTCATTTAATTGCAGGGAAATATCAGTGCTATGGCCGCGAAGAAAAACCCGCGGAAGATCGGTGCAAATGGCGAGGCGAAGCGCGTGGCGTTCCTCGCCGCGATAGGCAAGGGCCTGTCGATCACGGAAGCGTCGGGCGTGTCCGGGCTCAATCGCAACACTGCGGGGCGACTGCGAAAGCAGGATAAGGAATTCGCGCTTGCCTATGACCAGGCGATTGCGGAGGGCCGGCACTATCTCGCTGCCGAAGCCACGCGCCGCGCCGTGGAAGGCACCGAAAAGCCCGCGCTGCATCAGGGCCGTGAGGTCTACACGCTGAACCGCGAGACCGGGGAATTGCAGCCCTTGCGGCTCCGCGAATATTCGGACGTGTTGTTGATGTTCCTCATGAAAGCCCGCGATCCGATGCGCTATGACGATCGAATTCGCGCCATGAAATTTGAGCGGCGTTGGCGGAAGCGTGACGGCGAGGGCGACGGCGACGCGGTCGCGCCGGCGGACGTAATCGACATGTTGGCGAAGCTGGCGAGCCAGAAGGCAAAGGAAGCCGCGTAGTGAGTGCGCGCCACGAAATAGCGGCGCGGCTCAATGGCGCGAACCGCTACACGCTCGAGCTTGTCGGCTGGCGCGCCCGATGGCTCGAGACGGCGCGCCCGAAACAGATCCCGCCCGATGGCGATTGGAGCACGTGGCTACTGCTTGCCGGGCGGGGTTTCGGTAAGACGCGCCCGGGCGCGGAGGAAATCGGATTTCAGGCAGCGTCGCAACCCGCCACGCGCTGGGCAGTCGCCGCGCCGACGCAAGCGGACGTGCGCAACGTATGCTTCGAAGGGGAAAGCGGCCTTTTAGCCGTGATCCCGCCCTATCTCCGCATGCCGGGCCCGCGCGGGTATTCTTCGCAAGCGCTACGGATCACGCTCCGCAACGGGTCGATAATTCAGGGATACAGCGCCGAAAAGCCCGATCGGTTCCGCGGTCCACAACACCACGGCGCATGGTGCGATGAGCTCGCATCGTGGGGTGCGTCCGCCTCGAGTGCACCCGGGAAGGCGCCAAGCAATCGCCTTCAAGACGCGTGGGACAATCTGCTGCTTGGGCTTCGGCTCGGGAAGCGTCCTCGAATTATCGCCACGTCCACGCCGCGGCCCATCGATTTCTTACGGGCACTGATCAAGGATTCAGGCACGGCGGTAACGAAGGGAAACACTTTCGAAAATGCGGCCAATCTTGCCCCGTCGGCGCTGGCCACGTTCAAGAAAGTATTTGAAGGCACGCGGCGCGGGCAGCAAGAGCTTTACGCCGAAATCCTCGAGCACGCGGAAGGCGCGCTATTCAGCCCCGCAACAATCGAGCTTCACCGCATACGCGACGGTGAGCAACCGCAATTCGTGCGGATCGTTGTTGCGATAGATCCCGCCGTGACGGCCGAAGTGCTCGAGGGCCGGAAAAGCGACGAGACAGGAATTATCGTGTGCGGCCTTGCCGCTGACGGCCGGATTTACGTGCTGGACGACTTTTCGGGCATCTACAAGCCGCGGGATTGGGCGCGCATGGCGCTATCGGCCTATGAGCGGTACCAGGCGGATTGCATCGTCGGCGAAATCAATCAGGGCGGCGATCTGATCGAAGGCAATCTAGCCGCGGAGGCGGGTAATCGCGCGGCGTTCGCCTTCAAGGGCATTCACGCCAAGCGGGGTAAATACCTCCGCGCGGAGCCGATCGCCGCGCTGTATGAAAAAGGAATTGTTTCGCACGTCGGACATTTTCCGGCACTTGAGAAACAAATGTGCAACTTCCTTGGTTTTACGGGCGAAAATTCCCCTGATAGACTTGACGCCCTTGTCTATGGCGTCGGCGAACTCGCGCTAGGAACCGCAACTCATGAGTTTTTCTAACCTTGTTCGGCGGCTTGCAGGCCACAAGCCCGAAAGGAAAGCGGGCAAGGGCTCGCGGTTCCTCGAGATCGTCACGGCGAATGACGACTACACCGCGCCGCCTCCGCGCGCCGCGGACCTGCTGAAACTCTACAATGAGCATCTTTGGGTGCGCGCGATCGTCGGCAAGATCGGCAAGCGCGCGGCTGCACAAAAATGGTACTTGGAGAAGCCCGACGGAACGCGGGTTGATAAGCATCCGCTTCTGGACTTTCTCAAGAAAGGCACGAAGCGGCTTCCCGGGCGCCTTGGCGTGCAAGTCACGGTGACGCACAAGGATCTCGCCGGCGAAGCGTTTTGGGCAATCGGGCTGGATCGGTCGGGCGTGCCGGTCGAATTCGCGCCGATCCCGCCGCATTGGGTGACGAACATTCCCGCTTCGGACGATCCGGGCGAAGTGTTCGAAGTGCAACCCAAGGTCGGAACGCTGTACCGCATTCCCGCCAATCAGATCATCCATTTCCGCGATCCCGATCCGCTGGACCCCTACGGCCGCGGCTCGAGCAACGCGCACGCGGCCCGCGTCCAACTCGACACTGATCAGAACGCGGCGAAGTACCTCGCCGCGTTCTTCAAGAATTCGGCCCGCCCTGATCTGATCGTGTCGGGCAGCAAGGATGCACCAATCAGCGACCGCGACCGGCCCCGGCTCGAGGAACATTGGAACAATCGCTATCGGGGCGTGGCCAATGCTTTTCGGCCGTTCTTCTCGTCGCAGCCTATCGACGTGAAGGAATTGACGCGCTCGCTTCGCGACAACTCGATTGCGGAGATCAGCCAAGAGGGCAAGGCGACAATTGCCGAATTCTACGGCGTGCCGCCCGAGATCCTTGGCAGACTTGAGAACAGCAACCGCGCCACGATCGACGCGGCGGATCACTTGCTAGGCAAGCATGTGATCGATCCACGCCTTGCCGATCTTCTGGACGTGCTCGGGCCGTGGGCCACGGAAGCGTTCGGCCTGGACGGGCTCGAGCTCCGCTACGAAACGCCAATCCAAGAGGATCTTGTATTTAAGCTGTCCGTCATGACGGCGCGGCCGGGCGCCTATGCGGACAACGATTTCCGCAAGCTGACGGGCGACAAGCCTTGGCCCGGCGAGGAATTCGACAAGCCCCGCCCCGATCCGCTCGCCGCGAACGATGACGGCGGCGACGATCCGGACGGCGAGGGCGGGCCCGGCGGCAAGAAACCCAAGCCGAAGCCGGGCGACGACGCGAAAACCGGCAAGGCCACTAGGGGAAATGACGTAGCTCCGCGGGGAAATTCCCCCTCCGCGGAGCGAAAAACTCTTTCCCCCGAGGAAATAATCAGGGTATCCGACGCGCATGCGGACCCGTCCGTTGTTGCCGAAGCGACGCGGATCATGGACGCGATTTTTCTCAAGTTGCTCGAAACTTACGGCGAAGACCTGCTCGGCGTTCTCGAGACCGAAGTACGCTTTCAGGTCACGTCGGCCGTTGCCAATTGGCTCGACGGCCGCGGAAGCCGCCTCATTTCAGGTATTGACGACACGACACGGAAAGCGCTAAGAGCCTCGCTTGTTGAAGGTGCCGCGGCTAACGAAAGTCTAGCCGCCTTGTCAGACCGGATTGAACAGATTTTCGAGGATGCCGCGAGCACGCGGGCCCCGATCATCGGCCAGACCGAAGCAACCGCGGTGACGGGCTTCGGCTCGCATGAAGCGGCCCGCCAAGCGGGCTTCGACGCGAAGAAATGGCTTGCGAGCGGCGATCAAGCCGTGCGCACGACGCATCAAGCGCTTCACGGCCAGATCAAGCGGCTTTCTGAGAAATTCCGTAGCCCGTCGGGCGCGGAGGCGGACCATCCGGGCGACTTCGGCGTGACTTCCGAGGATATTCACTGCCGGTGCGCCATGCGGCCCGTGCTGACGGGCGAGCTCCAACGCGCGGCCAATCTCACCGATACCGCTTTCGAAGCGGCGTGGGGCGGCATGCACGCCCGCATTGCCGGCGCGATCGAAGCCGAAGCGCGCAAGATCTTTGCAGGCCAGAAGGCCGTGGCGCTTGCCATGCTGAACCGTATGAGGCCCGCCCATGGGTGATCTGATTTATATCACGTCGCGGCGTGCCGAACCGAAAACGGATGCCGTTGCGCGAACCATTCCGTTCCGCCTTTCGAACGCCGTGCAAGATCGCGCTGGCGACACGGTCTCGCTTTCCGGCTGGAAGCTCGAAAACTATCTGGCGAACCCGATCATTCTATGGGGCCACGACCACGACTTGCCGTCTATCGGCCGCATGGCTCGGCTCGGGCTCGAGGGCGATTGGCTCGTGGGTGACGTGACTTTCGCCACGAAGGAACAGCACCCCTTCGCGGATACGATTTTCCGCCTTGTGGACGGCGGATTTATCAACGCCGGTTCCGTCGGTTTCAAGCCGCTCCGCTGGGCATACCGCGAGAAAGACGGCGGGATTGACTGGCTCGAGCAAGAGCTTCTGGAATACTCAATTTGCAATATCCCGATGCACCCCGGCGCGCTCGCTCGCGCCGTCGCCCGCGGCGTCGATATTGCCCCGCTCGCCGATGCCGTCGGCGCCAAAAATACCGGATCTTATGCGGATCTGGTCTCGAAATTGCTGGCCAGCAATACCCCCGCCCCTCATCAATCAACCCACAACGTCGCGACTTTGCGAAATCAAGTCGCGCACCGAAAGCTGCGATCGCAGCTAGCTTGAAAGGGCACACCCCATGCATGTACGTATTAAGGAACTCCGCGAGATCGCGGAGAAAGCCGCCGCGCGCCAAGGCGAGCTTCTCGACATCGCCGCGAAGGACGGTGGCCGCGCTCTGACCGCGGAGGAACAGAAGGAATTCGACGATCTGACCGCGAAGGCTGACAAGGCCCTCGCCGATATCGTCCCGCTGCAACAGGTCGCGGAGCGCGCTGCCAAGGCCGCCGCGGTCCAGATCCCCGCCGCGCCGGTCCAGCGCGACGCAACGGGCGTGATTGAGCGCGTGGCACGTCCCGCCGCTGCGATCGACGCGCCGGATCACAGTCCGGAAGCGGAGGCGGCCCGCGTCTTCGCCAACCCGAAGGATCCGGACGCCTGGAAGAAAGAGCTTGGCGCCTACGCCTGGTCCGTCGCGAAGAACAAGGCCGTGCCGCGCTTCACGCCGCTCGAGCACTTGCAGCGGTCGGGCTGCCAAATCCTCGTGGACAAGAGCCTCGCGGAGGCCGATCGCATTCAGCGTGAGGCTATCGCCGCACTCGGAAATAGCGTCAGCCCGACGGTGCTTCGCGGCCTGAACAGCCTTTCCGGGCAGGGCGGTGACAACATGATCATGACGCCGCTGTCATCGGAATTCCTCGAATTCCTTCGGGCAGAATCGGCGTTCATGCGCGGCGGCCCCAACGTGATCCCGATGCCGCTCGGCTCGCTCGACATGTCCGGCGGTAACGCCGGCGCGGCGGGCACGTACCACGCTGAGAATGCGGATCTCGGCTACACGCAAGCCACGACGCGCAAGATCAACATGCGCGCCAAGCATATCGGCGCGATCACGGCGCTGGGCAACTACGCGATCGAGATCAGCCCCCTCGCACTCCCGGCGATCTTCGGCGACGATCTGGCCAACGGCATCATGCAGGGTATCGATTCTGCTGGTCTCCGCGGCGACGGCACCGGCCAGAACCCCGCCGGCCTGCTGACACTCACGGCCGCGGCGCACAAGGTTGCCGCGACTAACCTCACGGCCCCGACGGTCGCTCAGATCGACGCGGACGTGAAGCCCATGATGACGAAGTTGGACGCCTCGCTTGTGCCCAAGCGGCGCCGGCGCTGGCTCATGGCTTCGCGCACGTTCCGTTACTTGCAGTTCATGCGTGACGGCATCTCGGGCTATGTGTTCCCCGGTCTGCATCTCGAGGCGCCGGTCTGGTACGACAACGTCCCGGTGATCGTGTCGGACCTTATCCCGGTTGCGCTTGGCGTCGGCACGAACGAATCCGAGCTCTACCTCGTGGACTTCGGCCACGTGCTTATGGGTAACACCCGGTCACTGACGCTGAAGGCCAGCCAAGAGGCGAGCTACAAGAACGCGGGCGGTACTCTCGTATCCGCGTTCTCGCTCGACGAAACCGTGATTCGCGCCATGGCGTCGCATGATTTCGACATGCGCCACGACAAGGCCGCGGCCATTCTGACCGCACTCAAGTGGGGCGCCTAATAGCGTCCCGGCGGGCGGGGATTTAACCCCGCCCGTTCCCCGAGAATGATCAGTGAAACAAACTTGAAATAAGGAAACACCATGTCTACCCCTACGCTTGCCGAAGTCCAGAAACACGCTAACGAGACGGGGCTTGTGCCTGTCAAGTTCAAGGGCGTGAAGGTCAACCCGGGCAGCCCCGACGGCCCCGAGAACCGCGCCGGCGAGGCGGGTTTGGGCCTCCGCGTCGGCGAGATCCGCGGCGTGTTGCCCGAGGTCGCGCACCGCATGATCGCGCTCGATACGGCCGAATTGGTCGTTGTCACCAAGAGCAAGGCCACGCCCGCCGCGTAATCGCTTCCCGCTGTTGAAGGTGCCCCATGCTCCGCGACGTTGAAATAGCTTCCGCTTCACTGGCCTTTACAACTTTAGCCAGCGCGCGGACTTATATCGGCGGCGCGGGGCATGACGGCGACGCGTTTCTAACCGCCA